GGGAGCCTTTGCCAGCTCTGGTGACAATCGTAGCCATTACGAGACCGTGATCTGCCAGGTGATAGTCATAGCGTCGTTAGCGCCTTTGTTCACCACGCTAAACACAGTACGGCAGAGCAGCGTGCCACCGGAAGAAGCGTTCAGAATACCCGCCTCAACCACTGCACCTGTGCCCGTACCGGCTGGGAACGTAGCAACATAAGTAACGACTGCACCCGAAGAAGTATCAGAAGTTAGACCAACGCGGCCGAGTTCTGAGCCAAGAGCCGTATCACCAACATCTGCTGCAGTGTTATCAGCACCGATGGCCATATGGCTCATCTCAGTGGGGGTACCCACCATGCGTGCAGCGATAAACTCTTTACCTGTCGTAACGACCAAGTTATTGATGTCGCGGGTGTCTTTGAGTTCGCCAGACTGGTCAAACAGCTTGATGCTGACCTTACCGGTGATCTTGATGTTTTCCTGAATCATGTCCTGCTCCTATGTAAAAGTCCGGGATTCCCCGACGTAATCTTCTGCAAAATAGGTAATATCACAGTATCCCTGCGCTATCAAGCTCCCCGCATCATCTACACCTATCGAGTCGCTCAGCCCCTTGCCTGCGTCTTTAGTAAGCGCTTCTGCCACAGAAATAGAGTCTGCAACTGGGCGCTCAAAAAGGATTGCAGCAGACTCAGAAACAACAATTGAGTCTGACTTACCGAGGGATGCGGCAAATGCGATTTCGTCAATAGGAATAGCTGAATCAAACAGGGCTTTGGCTGTAGCAAGGGCTACGGCGTCTAGCGGCTCTGCAGAATCTGAAAGCACCCGATCGTGGTCAATTACTGCCGCATCGGAAACAAACGCCATATTGGTGAAAGACGCCTCGAAGTCAAAGGCAATCCCGTCATCAATATCAGCCAGGTCGTTAATGGCTACGCCGTCGGAAATTAGCTTGGCGACATCTACTACTTGAGCATCAGCCGTTGACGTTGAGTCTGCCAAGCTTTTGGCAAAGTCGATAACTTGTGTGTCTGTAGCCCCAACCGAGTCTGCAAAATCTCGGATAAATATCAGCAACAGATGGACGTTCTCAGCAAACGATACGGAGTCTGCAAGTGCCTTATCTACCGCAAAGACCTGAGAATCTGCCGTACTGACTGTATTTGAGAAGCTCTTGATCGCCTCGATTGCTACTTGGTCTACAACAACAAACGAATTAAAGACAATCGGGTTGCGGTTAAGTGTGTCTAGAGAGGCTTCGACTTTAAGAGCAATGTACTGTACAAAGGCAGCAGGCAGCACATAGGATACATCCGCTTGCGCATCAACTACTGAGATGCCAGCGCGTAATTTCCTATAGCTGAGATCCGCCTTGGCACCAATGGCCATTAGAAGTCCTCACGCAAATAGAAATTCAGAACGTCAAAAACCGTCTGAACCTGCCCATCTGAGAAAGTGATTTCAATTTCGCCTTGGTAGTTACCCTGGGGGCCATCTAAGGAGGTGGGGTCTGAGGCCCAGTAAAACTCAACAACCCCGTTAGCAGCATCAGTAACTGTGCCGGTAAGCGTTGTTTTGAGAGTTGTAGAGCTTTGCTCACGGAACTTCAGGCGGCAAGTAGCACCAGACAGGCTAACGGGAGCACCCGTATTGTCGTCAGTAATTGTGCACACTAGCGCTGGGCGGGTATCCCCTTGGACTAATCTAATGACGCTCATATAACCCTCTGGAATTCAATTGACCCAGACGCCCGCGTCAGGCCACGATTTACCCTAGTTTTGACCTCACCAACGGCTGAGCGGAACATCATCAGATACTCCCGAGCCATCGTCTTGTCAGTATAGGACTGTTTTGGAGTACCGTACAGCCTTCCACGGGCTCCGTAGCTAATCTGCTCCACGAACTCTTGATACAGGCTCTCAGGCACCTCAGTGGCGTCCCTCGTCGGGGCAAGCGAGGCTCGAATCCTAAGAATTTCGTCAGTGACTGTTTCCAAATATGGCACAAGCTGGATCTCAGGGTAGACAACCCGCGTGATATACGCAGTTGACCCTTTGAGGCTGCGCCAGTCTGTAGCTCGGTAGATGCGAGCAAGCTCTTCGCTGCTCTTGGGAATAATCAGTCGATCACCAATGTAGGCCTCAACCAGGTCTACAAACTTCATGTCTGGAGGTGTCTGGATGATGTAACTGGCTTTGTTGTCCTGCAGCGTGATGGGGTCGATATCCACCTGGATGACCCGTGTCTTCTCGCAAAACTCAATTGCTGCATTGCGAAGAGAATTGAGGGCGACAAACTCCGGTACGTCGGGGACGTACTGCATAACTTCTGGGAGAAAGTCAGTGAGGGGGACGGTTAGACCAATTGAACTCACCTATCACTCCTCTAATTTTGCGTTGGGGTCGAACTCGTTGTCTACTTTATCCCGGTTGGGGAACGCGCTCAAGAATGTAGACAGGTACCCGCTAGCCAACTGTATACCAGCTGCGTACTCTGCGTCTTTGCTATTCGCACGATACAACACATAGTCCAACAAAACTGGCTCGTAAATGTCGTTGATTGCGATGGCAGTTGATTCAGAAGTGATGTTCGCCGGTGTGTATGCGTAGATAAGTTCTACATAGCCCTGCCCTGTATTAGGCGGGTAGATGTGGAAAGAGACTTTGTCCTCTTTATCCACCATGTAGTTTTGGACCACATTGTTTGGCCGCTGGCTGTGCCAGTTGGGGTAGATGCTATCTACCAAATCGCGGGACACAAGCCGGACTGCACGCCCAGGAGTTGTGCCGTTGGTACCCATATTGCGCACGACATCAAGCAGCTTCCAGCCATCGCTGGGGATGTTTTGCTTTGTACCAGCTACAAGCTGGATAACGGCTGATTTGTCGTTCGTACCTGGAGACAACACGCAGACTTGCCGCTGCCCGAGGTTGACATAAGACAGTAGCTCCGCACGAGTCCAGCGAGTATTGCCCTGGTCTAGGAGGAGCGTCGCTGCTTTATCGATAATTGACCCAGCTGTAACCGTGCCCATATCTATCCTAAAAGGTAGGGGCCGAAGCCCCTATTTCCTACTATTACGGGTTTTCCAGAGCCTCAACGCGGGCTTCCAGAGCTGCGAACTGAGCAGCAATGTAGTTAGCCAAAACTGCTGGCATGCCCAGTGCTACGAGTTGATCTGCAGACATAACATTCTCCTTTAAAAAGTGGGCGGGGTTTTACCCCCGCCCGTTGGATTAGCCAGCTGCGAGCAGAAGGGCCAGACCATCGGCTTGAGCAACCTTGTAGCCGTAGATGTTCAATCCACGGATCAGGGTACCGAAGTCGTTGGGGTTCTGGAGGCTCTCGACCTTAGCGATCTGCGATGCGAAGGTGATGGCCGACTTGTGACCAGCCATGATCGCGTGACGCTTAGCCGTACCCTGAGAAGCACCACCCGAAAAGTCTTCGTTGAGAGCAGCACGGGGAACCAGGTTCGACACGTAGACGGTAAAGCGATCGATCACGCCGATCTTGCCGTTACGGAGAATCGAGCTGGGGTCGCCCATGAACTGAGCCTGAGCCAGATTGGACTGCATGAGGATCTGACGCTCGGTCGGGGTGATGATGAGCCAGCGGTCGGTCTCAGGCACGTTGGCCTCGTCCAGCACGCTCGACAGGGCAGTGAGGCTCTGAAGGATGTTGGCAGCAGCCAGAGTGACAGGAGAAGCGTCCGTACCAAGGTTGTAGCCACCGGAGATCTTACCGGCAGTCGCGCCCTTGTTGGTGGAAGCGCCCTGGTCGAAGGTGCCCTTGAGCGTATCGGTGTCGATAGCGATCTTCATCTGCATAGCAGCGTCGTTCGTAAAGACATCCATCAGCTTGGGCTTGGCCTGGAGCTCAAGCACGTCGTTGACGTTCACGCCGAAGTACTTGCCCTTATCGATCGTCAGGCTGATGGTCGAAGGAGCAGGAATCTCATAGGCGAGGTTCTGACCGATGCTGTAGTTGTTGATGGTGATCGTGGGGATGGTGTTGATAATCACCGTGTCACCCATGTTCGTGATGTCGCCTTGCCAATCGGTGTTGGCGATCTCACCAAAAACAGTAGCGGCGTAGAACTTCTGAGCCAGCTTGCCCGACCAGAGGGCGGGGATGAAGGAACCCGAGTAGGCGGTACCAGCATAAGTCTGGGCGCCCGTGGGGGAGTTAAAAGTTGCTACTGCTGGACTACCCGAGGTATTAATTGGGTAGGTTGCGCCTGCGGTGATGGTAGACATGCTACTTCCTTTCTGTAAAAAAACTCTAGGTTGTCGCCGCTACCATCCCTCGGGGTTGTCTATCGGACTCGTCCTTGAGCGACAGCGGCATTGATTTCTTTTTCCATGCGAGCCGCCTCGTCGTTGTCAATGAAACCGCGTCTCCAATCATTGTAGAACTGTTCGATCTCCTGTTGCGTGAAGATCCTCTGGTTCGACGCCGATGCAGCCGGTGGTGTCGTTGAGCGCGAGCGGGTCGGCGCTACTTGACGTTGAAGATTCGGCCTCTGGGTCTCAACCTGGGGTGGCGGGGCTATCGTCTGCTTATAGGTATTGAAGATCTTCGCAACGCGAACAACATCCAACACATCATAAGCAGAGGTCAAAGCGGCCTGCCGTGGTACTCCGTAAACTGGATCGACCTGCTGGAGCCATTCCAAGAAACCCGGATCTGTGTTCAGGGCCTCCCAATCTGGCACTTGCTGGCCTAATCCCATCAGGAATCGGTCCTTATCGGACACTACCTGACGCTCGGATACGGACCCAAGCTCAGACTTCAGTTTGTTGATCTCAGCAATTAGCTCGGCTTCTCGCTGACTATATCCACTAATCTTGGATTCAGCTGCCCGCTCGATCAAGTCGATCAGATCAGGACCAAACGCTTCTCTGTCTTGTTCAGTGATAAGAGTCTTCTGTGGCTCTGGCGCTTTAGTGGCCTTGGCTTCAGCTGCGGCTTTATCTGCCATCAACTGCTGCATCTGCGCTTTCATCTCACGCAGGTCTGCATGAAGCCTTGGTACCTCCGCGTCGTACATGCCTTTTAGCGTGTGGTATTTGTTCTCCCACTTGCTCTCGGGCACATCCTTAGCTACAGGCGGCTCTTGCGAAACGGTTTGCTGCGGCTCAGCAAAGTTGTTATCGGGCGGCGGATCTTCTGGGCCAGTCTCCGGGAGTTCTACAGGTGGATCCTGCGGTTCTTCGGTCTTCTCACCAGTCATCTGTGCTACCAACTCATCTGCTGCTTCAACTTGTTGTTGAATTGCCTTGGGCAATGCCATTTCTATCTCCTTAGCTCCGACTCTCACCTCACGCTCCGCCTCAACGGTCTGCGCTACGCGATAACGGTCTGCTACAACGGTTAAAAGAGACCTGCTCCGCCTCGACGGTCTGCCGGTCTACGTAACTTCTCGATCAGTTCTCCTGACCGCCCTACTAGTTCGAGCATCTCCTCGAACACTGCCGCCTCACCTTGGAGACGGTAGATTTGGTTGCCATCTGCTACTACAAGCTTCTTGAGGCTCTCTGCTTGGCAGTTCCTCAGATACTCAAGTAGCGGGGCAAATTCTTCCGACCTAAGTAATCCGAAACAACGAGCTACTCGCTCGTCAACACGAACCACTTATTTGCACATTCCGTCGGTTTTAGCCGACGCTTGAGCGTATTCCTTACCGCCACGCATATCGAGCGAGACGGGGCCTTTACCACCGGTATTAACAGGACCGCCTTTGGTCATGCCGTCAGTCTTGGCAGACTCTTGAGCCATCTCAGTTTTACCGCGCTTAAGCATTCCAATAACGTCAGCCATTTTGGCCTCCTTTCAATAACTAGCCAGATATATACATGACCAGTTTAACGCTGTCAAGTAACTGATGCAACAGGCCTTCCGTCTGCCAACTGTGCACCGGGCTGCGGTAACTGCTGGCTCTGACTACCACCTGCTGCGGGTTGTCCCTGTTCCTGCTGTTGCAGGGCCATTAACTGCTGCTGAACTTGTTGCTCAGCCATCTTGCGCTGAATCTCATCTTCGGGAGGGACAATCGAATCTACATTCAGATCCAACCGCTTTGCAGCTTGGCGCAGCAGATTAGCCGTGCCGTCCATTCCAATAACTGCCTGAACCGCTGGCGAGTTAAGCGCAACAGCCAGAAACTCATTTTGCCGCTGGGCTGTAAGTTCTTTCTCAACCAGACTGGCTGCACCGAGGGGCTGGATACTGACATCGCCCTTCAAGTCCATGTCGTCCGAATACTGCATGTTGTAAAAATACAAACGGTCAACAAGTGGCTTAACAACATATTCATCGATATTGGCGATAACCTGTTTGATGGATTTACCAGCATTGGTCATCAGCATCGACATGCCCGTAGCCGTACGGCCTGCGCCGCCCGACGGATTACCGCCAGTCATGTATCGGGGTATACCCGTATATTCATCGGCTAACACTGCAAACTTCTCGTAGACGAACAGCAGTTCCTGAGCCCGCGAATCTGGCTGGTAGAACTGGATCGGAGGCGCGGAGCCGCCCATGGGGTCACTAGTGGTCTGCCAAATCTTCCACGGGAACATCTGAGTAAGGTTTTCTCCTTGCGGCAGACGATCTACGTTGAAGGAGACTTGGGGTCCAGAGGCGAGTCCCATGTTGTTGACGAGGGCTCGGGCTGCTGCGTTGCACATAAGCTGGGAGTCACGGCAGAGGTCGTTGACTGAGTTACCCCAGAATGCTCCCGGAACCTCTTCATACGAAGCTTTGTAATACGGCTTGCGGCCAAGAGGGTCGGGATTAATCGTTGCTTTGATAATCCAGGAGCCGATGAGCCACGCTTCGATGGGATAATCCCTGTCCGGATCGGGTACTTCTTCTTCATCCAACCCCCACTCAATAAGCATTTTGCCCTGTACTGGGCCCCAAAACTGCAGTGCATCAATCAGCTCTGACGGGTTCTCACCCATCGTCGTTGTGCTTTTGCCCTCAGCCGTGGCCTTGGTCATATCGACGTAAATCCACTCGCGCAAGCCGCCCTGCCCATACTCCTCAAGCACTTGGCGGATGGCTGCATCGCTGTAGCCCTCAACACCGATAAGCTCATTTAAGTCACTGCGGGACAGCTGGTGCCGCTCGATAAGATACCCGTCGTTAATACCTGTGGCGTCCGGTGCGGGGTAGAGGTTAAACGGATCGACTCGCTCCCACTCTAGGACAAGCTCCTCTGTGACCTGCAACTCATACCCACGGTTTGGCTCTGGGTTCCACCGCATGCGAGGCTTGCGCCGCACGATCGGCCCTTTGAGTATGGCCGAGGGGAATGTCACCAGATCATCGATAAACTGTGCGAACGCCGTAGTCCAATTGCCATCAAGCAACTGGCTGTGCATCTTCTTCTCCATGCGCTCAGCGTCTTCTTTGGCCTGGTGCGTCAACTCCCGCATGGCCTGATCCTTGAAGTCCAACAGCATGGCCCGGACATCTTCATCCGTGGGGTTGGCCCCCTGCTGCATCATCATCATGATCTTCTGCTGGGCCTTCTCCATCAGGTTGGCTAAGACCGGAGGAGGCATGTCTGGCACTGGGTTAGGCCGCAGCGACCAAGGCTTGTCGTTAGAGTCCGTCAGCAAAACGTCGCGCAGCCAGCTCGAAGCCGCCCGGCACTTATTCGAGGAGATCATCATGTAGATGATGCTTGAGCCCTGCTCCATCAACTGGCCCAACAGGTCGGGATCGTACTCACCACGACGCTGGCGTATGGACTGCAGCATGCGCGGCTCAACCGTATTCTCTTTGGCTGTGCGCGAATACACCCACGACTTCTTGATGTGGGCCGTCAGATTCTGAATAACTGGCTCAGCGTTAGCCGCCGTAGCAGCCTCCCGCTCTTCTTGCTGCACCTGCTGGATCGACTTAATAGTCACCATGCCCGCGACGTTTGTAACGCCAGGAGCATTTGCCGAAGTAATATTCATCGCGGGGGTCATGGGACGCTTATACCCTGTAGGGACTCAGATTGTCAAATTATGCCCACACAAACGGACTTTTGACAATCTCTACCCGTTTTGTAGTCACAACGCCACCTGTGAGGTTCCCATCGGCATGCAGGCATGCGTACTGGTGCGCATCAGCCACGTGGCTGTATTTATTCTTCTCTGGCTTGTCGTCCTTCTCCCCGTTGGACTTGACCTTGTACCGATACCCCCCGCGCAGGGCGTTTATCAGCTCCCTAGCCGACGGGTCGATTAAGTGCCTGGGTTTGCCATCAACCATCGTAGTCAGCATCTTGTCGACCGCATTTATGCGAGCAACCACTGAGTTGGTCTTTGCAGGAATTACACGGAACCCCTCCTGCTTCAAAATGTCGAAGACTGAGCGTTCATCCGTCTGCGCTCTTTGCTGGCCCGCAGGGTCGCCAATAATCACAGCTGGCATGCCGGGGAACCTATTGGCTAGGAGTGGCTTTAACTTCTCCCGGCAGAACCTCAGCGTCCCCATCCCGTCTGACACCAGATCTGCAAACGTCAGCAACCGTCCCATTGGATCAACCTGATTTATGGTGCAAGCAGGCGTAAGCCCAAAGTCCATCCCGATTATCAGCGGATGTGTGGACATCTTGATGTAGTTAAGCGAGTCTTTGGCTACGTGAATATCTCTGTCAAACGCACGGAACACTGGTTGCCCCGAGAGCGATTTGCCAAACTTGGCGTTGATATACACATCGATCCAGTCCTCCGTCTTCCCCTCAGCCAGATTCTCGTAATACCCGTCTGGCAAGAACTCGATCCAATCTGCTTCCTGGGACAGCCCACTGGGCTGGAAAAACACCTCCGCGTTTTTAGGCGGCTCCGAGAGGTATGTCTCCCAGAACGTGTCCATGTCCGGCGGGTTGCTCATCCCCCAAATATGAGCGTTGCTCCTGCCGTCATCGCAAACACAGCCCACGCCGTTATCAAGTTTCGATGGATATCGCCCAAGACGACCTTGCAGAGCATTGAAGATATCAGGATTAATTTCCCGAAACTCGTCAAGAATCCCGAAAGATGCTTGCAAAGAAAGGAGTCGACGCACGTCGTCGCTGTCGTCCAAACCTCGGAATAAGATCTCGCATTCCACATCGTCGAACCTCAGCATAAATTTGTACTCGGACTTCATATACGTCCCCGCTTGGCCGTCCGGATACCAGCGCAGTACATCGGGTATTGATGTGTCTCGTAACTGCTCTCGGGTGTTCCTCACCCATATCGCTCTTGATTTCCGTATGCCGTCCCTAGCACGGGCCATCTGCGCCGCGTGGTACGCAATCTTCATTATGCCTGCCGTGGTCTTCGTACTACCCACTGGACCCACGATCAAGCTAATAAACGCCTCGCTCTGCAAAAACTCCCGAA